AGCATCAGGAACAGCATCAGGAACAGCATCAGGAACAGCATCAGGAACAGCATCAGGAACAGCATCAGGAACAGCATCAGGAACAGCATCAGGAACAGCACCAGGAACAGCACCAGGAACAAAATTTCTTACATAATCGATTCCCAGCTATGTCGCCAATACCAACAATGCAAATGCAAATGCAAATGCCAATGATACCAAATCAAATATTAAGGCCTATTTTTACTAGACAACCATATTTGTATGATGTAGAAGAAGAAGTTGCAGAAGAAGTTGCAGAAGAAGTTGCAGAAGAATTTGCAGAAGAAGTCTACGATTTTGATCAATTACCACCAATGCCTGCTGCACTTACCAGACAATCATCTGTTTATAATCCTGAATTTGAAAATTATATATATTCAGAACAATTTGAAAATAGACAGTCACATTTACAAACACATATGTCTAAAATTGAATTAATCAAGGGTCCACTAGAAACTTTCTTATCTGCTGCAAAAAACGTGGCTCCATTGAGTAAAGTTACATTAATAACATATGATGATAACTCTAATGTATATAATGGAACACTTGATGAAATTATTAATATAATTCATAATATTCAAACAGGAGGTTCGACTAATTTTATTACTATGATAAAAAAAGTTAAAGAAATTCTGACAAATATTGATGAATCAAATGCATCTGTTATTAACCAAGACGAACATTATACTCCATATCTTTTTGTCTTAACCGATGGACATCATAATAATGGAGGACCTATTGAACAACTACTTTTGGATGAATCTATCAGAGGTTTATTTAATCTAACTCTGGGAATTGGATCAACACAAGATGTTCAGACTGATCTTTTGAAACATTTAGCTGGTACAAATGAGGATGCTCATCATGTAACATCAAATGCAATAGAGATAGAGGATTTAATTAATGGTGGTTGTTTCGAGGGTGTAATTAGTCTTGGAATGCGAAATGTTGGCTTTGAAGCTATTTTTGAAACAGCTTCTGTATCTGATGCTGATATTTGTGTCTTAGGTGAAGATTCTAGAGAATTAATGACAGCATCAGAATTAGATTTATATCTTTCTAAACTAAATGTGGATGATCTAGGTAAACCTGTTCTAAATAAAATTGCAACTTGTAAAGAGGTTTGTAATTCTCATTATGTATTGGTACCAATTAGTAGATCAGAAGAAATAGTAACTGAATCAATAGCAGAAGTAGAAGTAACTGAATCAATAACAGAATCAGTTACAGTAACACCTAACAAATTCCACAATACACGAATCCATTTTATTATTGCACTCGATAGAAGTGATTCTATGGCAGATATGGTTCAACTTAATCAGTATGTGGATACAAATACTAATAGATCAACTAATGGTATTTATCGTCAAAATGCTACTATTTTACAAAATGTATCTAGTCAAAACATATCAGTTGTATCAACAGATTTAGCAGATTCAGCATCAGATTCAGCATCAGTATCTGATGAAAAAACAATCAAGCGTCATAAGATTAAACATTATCTTAAGTCAATTGATGAAACTGAAACTGATACCGATGCTGAAACTGATACCGATGCTGAAACTGATACCGATGCTGAAACTGATACCGATGCTGAAACCAAAACAAAAGCTGGTCCAACATATTTTAAAATCTCCTTGAAGAAGATGTCTGCATTTACTCAGGCTTCTGCAATGATATTCAAAGGAAAATTATCTCATTTAATTGTTCATTATCAGGATCAATTTAAGGTTCAGAAAAGCGAAATTGTTAGTATTAATCGTATGATTTCGAATATGATTTCGAATATGAGTTCAAATACAATTTCTAGACCATTTGTTAGAATTGCAAAAAATTCAGAAGTTGTTGATATATCTGATGATTATATTCCTGATTTAAAATCTGAATCTGATTCTGAATTTAAAGCTAAACCTAAACCTATTGCGGTTTTTAAATCAGCTATGAATCAAAATTTAGAAGCATCAGATGAAACATTGGAAGAATTGGAAACACTATCTGAAATAACCGACGAAGCTAAAATTATCATCCAATATGTGAAACTGATCCAAGGTCTTGATGAAATTAGAAATATTCCAAAGATTCGTTCTAATTTTAGACAGATTAAAGAAAAGATACAAACCTTACATAATGATAATGTTGGATTTCTAGTTGATATTGATCAAAAGGATTTGGAACCATGGTTAATTCAACAATGCAAATCATTATGGGAACAAATTGAATCTAGATATCGTTCTACTCTGAGCAGAGGTGAACAATTTGTTGAATTCGCTGAAGTTACTCCTAGTGCACTATGTCGCGGTGTTTCTGCTACAATATCATGTAGATCATCAACACAACCTAATTCAAGATCGAATTCACAAACTACTAGACCATTTACATCACTATCAGTAAATGCAACACCATCTAATACACAAATCACTACACAAACCACTACACAAACAGCTAGACAAGTATCAGATTCATATGGTTTATGCAAAATCTGTTATACTAATCCGGTAAATATGGTCTTTACTGATTGTAAACACGCTGGAACTTGTACAGAGTGTGTTAGATCACATATTGATCTTAATAATCATACGATGGATTGTTATAATTGTCCATTTTGTAAGGCAAAAGTTACATCATATATTCAACTAGACATTACAACACCATTATGTGTTTGTGGTAAATTAGTATCATATTATGGTGCATGTCGTCATCCTCTAGGTTGTCGCGGTTGTATGAAAAAGATGAAAAATACAATTACAACAGATGAAACATTTAGATGTCATCATTGTTCTACTGCAGCTAAAATGTCAGCAACTGAAATATCGGCAAATATAATGGCAGCAGCAACTACAATGGCAGAAACTGAACTAGAAACAACATTATCAAATTTTGCAATTGAGATGACAGAAGCTAAATTGGCGCCAATAGAAATTGATGCAATGGAAATGGTAGCAAAAGACATGGCAACAATGGAAATGGCAACAACAATATCAAAATTTGCAACAGATTCTGTAATAACTAATACAGATGTTTATGTGAAGGCAATGAAGATTCATTATGCGTAAATAATAACAGATAACAAATAACAGATAAAAATCTTAGTTAAAGAACATAAATTGTAATTTGTATTCCAAGGATAATTTATCCATCTCTTCTTGATTTTCCATAAGATTTGTCAAGAGTAAAATAGTTCTATTAACATATTGTGTTTTTACATCATTTAAATCACCATATAAACTATCGGATAATTCTATTAATTTTTGTTTTATTAATTCAACAGTTAATACAACAAATAATGAATTACCGACTATTTTTACTTTTTTTAATAATGAATTTCCAACAATGGTTTCTACTTCTGAAGTAACAAAAAGTGTTTCAGAATTATCATTGGGATCTATACTAAAATCCACATTATTTAATCTAATAATTTGTGGAGCAATAATTGATAAAAGAAATATATTTATATTAGAATCAAATTCATCGTATTGTCTAATACTCGCCATTAAGTTTGCATTGATATTTTTAAGATTAGGATTGGATTTAAGATGTTTAATCATATAATTATTTATTTCAAAATATACCATATTTAATTTAGTTTCGGATCTTTTTAGAATAAATAATTTTGAAATAATATATTCTGGATTTGAAATCAGATCTTTATTTGATTCAATATCATAATCTATTTTAAATTTTTTATCTGAAATAATCACTTCAAATATTAATTTATAAACACCGTCAAATTTTGTAATAAGATCATTTATCTCTGGTAAATTTTTTTGTGATTTATCAAATGTGTAATAATACATAACTGTCGAACCAAATTGATTATTCAATAGATGTTCGTATTTGCTATTTGTATTGATAGTATTTGTATTCATCTAATTTTTTATATATTAGATCATTAGATTAAATTTTAGATAATAATTCAATAAAATAAAATTATTATCTAAAATTTAAAATTATAAATGGATAAAATATCTACTTTATTAGATATATATACATATTTTATTATAAAATGTCAGAAGAATTGAAAATTCCAACTATTAATACAAATACTATCAATACAAATACTATCAATACAAATACTATCAATACAAATACTATCAATACAAATACTATCAATACAAATACTATCAATACAAATACTAAACCTGTTATTTTACAGAGATTATATGGTCACTACTCTAGAAGAATCCCACACAAAACACCTAGTATTTATGAAACTAAATCAGCTATCAATACAAATACTATCAACATAAATACTACTAATTCTGATCCTGTTATTTTACAGAGATTATATGGTCACTACTCTAGAAAAATCCCATATAAAACACCTAGCATTTACGAAACTAAACCAGCTATCAATACTGATATTATTGCTACTACTGATACAACTAGTCCTGTTATTTTACAGAGATTATATAGTCGTAAATAATTTCTTTATTTTCTTGGAAATATAATGTTTGATCCATATTTGGCAATTTAATATGGATGATTGATTTTGTTTTATAAAATTATAGATGGATAATATTTAAACCAGTTTCTATAATTATTTTATTATATTATATTATAAGAAATGAGTGAATCAATTAATACTACCAAGGACAACATATTCCAGCTGCACCAGAGGAAAACATTTATCAAAAAAGGAGATATCCGAAAAATTTTGACCAAAGCTCCTAAAACATTTTCCAAGCCCAGCTCATTGCCAAATACTGCCGAAGCCAAAGCCAAAGCCGAAGCCAAAGCCGAAGCCAAAGCCAAAGCCGAAGCCAAAGCCAAAGCCGAAGCCAAAGCCGAAGCCAAAGCCGAAGCCAAAGCCGAAGCCAAACCCAAAGCCGAAGCCAAAGCTGAAACTGAAACCAAATCTTTTCCTAGACTCGTTGCCCAAGCAACTGGTAAAGAATTGGCTAAATTACTTTTTGCTAAATACTTTTGCAAATCAGTCGGTGTTGATGGAGCTATGGTTGGAGCTAATACCACTAATACCGAGAAGAAGGATATTCAGAAAGAGGGCTTAAAAAACCCGAGGGAGTCGCTAAACCATCTAAATAAAATTAAATAAAATTAAATAAAATCTAATACAAACCAGATCAATCCTAATCAAATTATCTAATAATTAGAAACAATTTTTCAGATAATATCAGATATACATTTGGAATTTTTATCATTTTATGATATTTGGAAACTTTCTAATACAAAACTTTTTAACAAAATCAAAAAAATTTGAATAAACTATTTTCTTAATTAGATAGATTTAATATAATCAATCTAATCAAATACCATTAATATAACCCGACCCAATGGAATTTAATAAAGTAATATTTAGACTAAAACCAGTCTTAACAAAATCCAATATACAAGTCTTAACAAAATCCAATATACAAGTCTTAACAAAATCCAATATACAAGTCTTAACAAAATCCAATATACAAGTCTTAAGCAAATCCAATAAAGCAAAAATCCCCCAACTAATGATAAATCAACCTTTTATAATTTTTGATCATAATTTGAATAAAGTAATAGATTATGATAATATGTCAAATGAGTCTATCCAATCATTTGATATGATTTTTAGTAATTTATATAAATCAAACATTCAAACAAAATTTCACAAATTCAGTTTGATTGATTTGACAAATAAATTTATTGGATCTAACCAAATTGATAATATTAATATTAGTCCTGATACCAATACCTTAATTAGATGTTATCTATTGGATTCAGCATTTATAAAATCATCTATTGTTATTGATCAAAACCTAAATATTTATCACCAGATAATAAATTATAATCATACAATAGATTCAGATAATGATACTAATTCTATGTTTAATACATCATTGGCTTTTTCTTTATAAATAAAAATTGATATTATATTAGATTAATTTATTCTGATATTAATTTATTCTGATATAATATAAATCAATATAATATAAATCAATATAATATATATCAATATAATATAATGATCAAAAGCATTTTTCAAATAATTTCAGATATACATTTGGAATTTTTATCTGATTCAGATTCGGTTTCAGATGATTATCTTACAAACTTTTTTAATAAAATTAAATTAAATAATATTGAAACTAAAACTGATCTTAATCTAATATTAGCAGGTGATATTGGTTATCCATCTGATCCGAAATATATTGATTTCTTAAAAACCTGTACTAAATTATATGATAATGTATTTTTAATCACTGGTAATCATGAGTATTATCTATCAAAAAAAAATAATCTATCAGTTTATGAGATTAATCAAATGATAGAAGAAATATGTTCTAATCTTAATTCGGCTAATTTGGCAAATCTGGCAAATTCTTCTCCTAATCCATCTAATCCATCTAATCCATCTAATTCATCTAATCCATCTAATTCATCTAATCCATCTAATCCATCTAATCCATCTAATTCATCTAATAAATTTGGCAAAATACATTTCTTAAATAATAAAATGATCTTATATAAGAATATCTATATAATTGGTTCCACCTTATGGTCTTATGTTGATCCACTTAAATTTCATACAAAATCCAATATGAATGATTATAATTATATCAAGGATTTTACACCTGAACTATCAAATGAGTTCTGGCATAAAAATCGTAAATTTATTTCAGATTCTGTTGGTTTTGTTAGATCAGCTAAAAAAACTGATACCAATATTAGATGTTTGGTTATAACACATCATCTGCCTTCATTTCACTTAATTCATCCCAAATACAAATCATGTACAAATATTAATCATTTCTTTGCATCGGATATGGATGATCTAATAACAGATCCAGTAGATTATTGGATATATGGTCATACACATATAGCATCTAAGATGATTCATAATGGTGTAAATTTAATATGCAATCCATTAGGATATCCATCTGAATCATCAAATTTTAATAATAATTGTTTGATAGAGATTATTTGATCAAAAATCCTTTTTTCACAAATCCTTGATGATATCATTAACCTTAATATCAATAAAATCTAAATAATACGACAATGAATTGAGTAGTTCATATTTTGTGTTTTCATTTGATTCAGATAATTCATTAATTAAATTAAAAACCATATCATGACGTTTATCTTCCCATATTGAACTAATATGTTTATAAATATCAGTTTTTAATTTATAAGATTGTGATTGATAATTTGCGATAAAATTAGATGGATCGACATTTTCATTATTAATAAATGAATCGATAATATTTTTAATTTGTTCAATATTATAAACAATATCTGTTCCCAAATATGTTTCTTTTAATTTAGCTAAGCCACTCGATGCTAATTTAAATATATGCAAATAATCATTTCTCTTGGTTCCATTATTTAAATAACAAATACATGCTGAAATGATAGGCCCATATAAAATATTAACATCAGTTTTTTTATCACCATAAATTGATCTTAAAGTACCTTGTAAAAAAGTACCATTTTGTAAATATATTTTATTATTTTGAATAGAGATTTTAGTGCCTAATGGTTTATAGGACAGGATACCTAATCTAATAATTGCGGTTAATGGTTCTATTAGATCGTTACGATTAACATTATATGTATATTTAACGACTTCTAATAAATATTTTCCATAATTCATAATTTCCATAAAATGTGTATTATTATTGAGTAAATATATTTTTTTCTCATCAAAAAACCATAAAAAACTCACAAAATTATAAAAAATTGATAAATTTTAAACATTAATATATTAATATTAATTAATTAATCAATAATAATTAATATTAAAATGACCACAAAAACTAAAACCAAAGGAAAAAAATTCAAATCAATTGATGATATTGATTTTGATTTTGATCATCATACGAATGATTTAGAATGTGTTAAATCAACATACAATCCAACACACAATCCAACACACAATCCAAGATACAATCCAACACACAATCCAACACACAATTCCACACACTGTTCTAACAAAGAATATACCGCTTATCTTATCGTAAATGATGATCTTAAAATGTCAAAGGGAAAAATCGCTTCTCAATCAGCACATGCTATTTTAAATGTTTATCGTTTCATGTCATCAAATGGTATGGAGAATAAAGCATGGGAAAATAACGGTGAGAAAATAGTAGTACTTAAAGCATCTGAATTAAAAATTCGTCAATTACTAGCAGAGTATGGTGAATTAATCGTAAACAAAAAAAAAGATAAGTTAAATGTGTTTCCCGTGTATGATGCAGGGAGAACGGAAGTGGAATCAGGTAGTTTAACAGTATTAGCGACTACTCCAATAATGGATAGCTTCAAACCAGAAACTCTAAAAACATTAAAATTGTTATAAAGAATTATAAAGAATTATAAAGAAAATATTTGCGGTAAAATAGATCTTTATAATTCTTAACAATTTAAAAAATTTCATTTTTTTTAAATATGTCAAAGATTATAAAAGATCATATTCACTAAGGCTATATATTATAAAGAAAATATTTGCGGTTTTTGATTTATCTACAAAAGAAATTATCTTTATCGAGTTCAATAATTTTATCAAAATTATAATGTAAATTTTCTGCAACCTTTGAATTTATTTTATTATATATTACTAACATATATGTGTTAACTGCATTAATATTGGAGTATTTTCTATAATTGAAGTATGGGATTCTATGTTTTGGAATAATTAATTCATCTTTGATAAATGGTTTTAATTTTGAATAAATTAGGAAATCAGTATGTGATTCAGAGTTTGTATCAGAATTATAATTTCTAACAATACCATCAATATTATTATCTTTCATTTTATTTTGTGTATACAGATCCCAGATAGGAATAGTTACTAAAAATGCAATTTCTTTATCAGATTCTAGTAATTCAACTAATTTATTTACGGTATTTTTCATAATAGTATCATCATAAGGTGGATTACACCAATAGACACCAGATTCTAATTTAATATCAAAAAAATTACCATTAGAACCAAAATATTTTTCGATATCATAAAATAGTGAACAATAATGTGTACTTACTGTATTTATTGCTGAACCAAATAATTCAAAATTTACACCACACTTTTTATAAATATCTTTGATAGATTGATGGATAGCAAGTTGTTGATTACCAGAATCCATATAAGAATATCTAAATACTAGACAAAATATATATTGATCTAAAATATTATCTAAATCATCATATGAATTTTCCATAATACCATATTTTTTTCCGAACATGATTAATTTAATTTTTAATCTAGAGTAGACTTTAGAATGGATAATAACTTGATATGTATTTGTTTTATATATACAAATTAATCTAACTTTTTTGTCAATAATATCTTTTTTAACCTTAAGTTCAATATTTTTTCTACTTGAATAATTTTCATATTCAATCTCCAAATAACTACTAATCCATTTTTTTAATTCAATAATTATCTTATGATCCATTTTAATAGCAGATTCTTTACCATGAACATTTAAAATATAATTTAAATCATCTACAAATCTTTCATAATCATAATTATCATTATTAACAAATGGGATAACATAATCTTTCGCATTTGGATTATTATATTGATGCCAACACCAACGATTAATTAATTCAATCAATTTACATGAATTATTCTTAAATAATTCATTCTTATCATAAATATTTGGATCCAATTCTCTTAACTTTATTTGAAAATATTCATTCAAACCATTTATATTATGATATCTTAAAATTTCTTTATATGGTGATGGTCTATTATCATCATCAACATCAAAATTTGAGGTAGAATAATTATATTCAATTGTATCCGAATTATATGTGAAATTTTTTTTTCTGGCTATTAGGTCATCATTCTCAGACGATGATAATTTTTCATCATCAGAAATTTTATTTGATTCAATAATTAATTTACCAATATCAGATTCTTGAATAAGATGATTTGTCATAAAATCAGAAAAATTAATAGTTTCTATATTAGTTGATGTTGATTCTGATACTGATTCTGATACTGATTCTGATGTTAACGCTATATCTGCTTTAATAGCTTCATACGTTTTCGTTGCTTGTGAAGCTAATAAAGCTTCTTTATTTTTAGGGATTTTATTTAAAGTTTGCATTTTATTTTAAATATTTGTTTATTCTTTATTACTAATAATATTTAGATTAATTTATTAGAACCATTTAAATTTTCAATCATTTTATATATGGATTTTATAATAATCAAATTATATCCTAATATGTAGTAGATTATTAGATATTTCTAATAATTTATTTATATCATCAATTGTATTATAAATATTTACGGATAATCTAATACATAATCTATTATTTATTTTTTTAACGGGAATTTCAATATTATGATTTATATAAATTTTTTGTAATTCCGAATAATTATTTAAAAATTTATTATTAATTTCATCTGGTAGATATATTGTATATAAATTATTAAATAATTTTCGCTTAGCTATTAATTTAGTATTCCATTTAGATTTTATTGTTTTTAAAAATAAATTAGCTAAATTATTTCTTTTATCAATCACATTATCAAAACCATATGTTTCCCATATATGAATTAATTTTGGAATAGTTAAATAAGATATATAATTATTTGAACCACACCATGTATATTGTGATGCCCATCCATTATAAAATCCATGTGATACTATACATGAATTAAACTTATTTTTATATTTATCATTTACAAATAATATTGAACAACTTTTTATGTTACCAAACCATTTATGTGTATTTGTTATATATATATCAGGATCAATATTTATTATATCTAATTTAATATTACCAAGAACATGTGCACCATCGATTAATGTTAAAATATTATGCTGTTTACAAATTTTAATTATTTTTTTAATGGGAAATGTTATTCCTAATATACTTGAAATATGTTCTAATATTATCATTTTTATGTTTTTATTAGAACATATTATGTTTTTTAATGATGATAAAATATTTTTTTTTTTAATTTTGCCATATTTATCATTTGTAAAAATTACTGGAATAGTTACAATATTAATAGTTATTTGTTTTTTTATATTTTGCTGTTTAATATATTCAATATTTTTTTTAGTTGATCCATATAAATAATCAAAATATATAATAGTATCATTGTTTTCAAATACATAATTATTTAATACACTGTTTATACCATAGGTTGAATTTGGTATTAATATTGTATTTTTTATATCACTATTTATATATTTTGCTATTTTAATAGTAGAATATGCTATCGATGGTAATAACTCTCTATCAAAATATTTTAATGGATTTTTTTCAATATATCTCATTAATTTATTTGATAATTTTATTATACTTAATAATGCTAATCCAAATGCACCATTATTTAAAAATATTATATTTTTATCTAAATTATATTTAAATATATCATCTTTTATAGTTGTATTTAATATTAAATTAACAACCAATGATCTAATATTATCTTCATTTTGTGTAAGTAATAATTCTAGATCATCATTCATAAAGGAACCAAAATTAGTCATAATTATATACTAATAATATAATTAATATATAATTATGACTAATTTTGGTTCCTTTATGAATAATTTTTATAGATATATAATTATATAATTTATTATCAAATGTCATTTATCACAAAAACTCCTAATTTGTTATTTGCAAATAATGTTTCATTAGAGATGAAAAAAGATGAATTAAAAAAATATTTTAATGATACATTTACTCTATATGAAAATTTATTTAATGAAATTATTAAACCAAATGGTTATTTTATTATTGCTGAACAATTACGTCATCCACTAATATTCTATTATGCACATACCGCTGTATTTTTTGTAAATAAATTTATAGCTGGAAAATATATAAATGAAAAATATAGACTTAATACAATTTTTGAGTCATTATTTGCAATTGGAGTAGATGAAATGTCATGGGATGATATTAATCAAAATAATTATCCATGGATAAATTTTGATGATGATCAAAAAACACTATATGTCAAGCAAATTAGTGATTATCGAAAACAAGTTAGAAATTTAGTGAATGATTTAATTGATTCTAATGATATTAGTTTACCAATTAACAAAGATTCATTTTTTTATATATTATTAATGGGTATCGAACATGAAAGAATTCATTTGGAAACATCTACTTTTATAATAAATAGATTACCATTAGAATTTATTAATGAAGATGCTCCGTCTTGGCAATATTGTCAACATTGTCAATATTATCAATATTGTCAAGATATTTCATGTCCAGAAATTAAAAATTATTTAGTAGATATTCCTGGTGCAGAATTTGATATGGGGAGATCATGGGATAATACATTAATTTATGGTTGGGATAATGAATTTGGCTCCAAACACTGCAAATTAAACGATTATAAGGTTAGTAAATATTTAGTATCAAATATTGATTTTTTAGATTTTATTAATGATAATGGTTATGAAAATATAAAATATTGGGAAGAAGAAGGATGGGAGTGGGTAAAAGATATGAATATTAAATATCCTATTTTTTGGATTGTAAATGGTAATACATATCAATTTAGATCACTATTAAAAATAATTGATATGCCATGGAATAATCCTGTAATTACTAATCATCATGAAGCATCAGCATATTGTAAATGGTTATCTGCAAAAAAAGATAAAAATTTACGTTTAATATCAGAAGAAGAATGGTATAATTTACGTTCATATATAAAATGTAATCAAAATGATTGGTCTACTGCACCAGGAAATATAAATTTAGAGTATTATAAAGGTACATCTAATATAAATATTTATAAAACAAAAGTTAATGAAGAAGAAATATATGATATTATTGGAAATGTATGGCAACATAGTCATAGTGTATTAAAACCATTCGACAATTTTACTGTTCATGAATTATATAAAGATTTTACTACACCTACATACGATGGTAAACATAATAATATATTAGGTGGATCATGGATATCAACAGGTAATTTAGCATGTAAAGATTCTAGATATGGTTTCAGAAGACATTTTTATCAGTATGCAGGAATAAGATATGTTGAATCTAATAATATTATTGATAACCAGATTAATTCTGTAATAAATGATACACTTGCTAAAACTATTTTTAATGAATTTATTAATGCTAATAATTATATAAAATTACAAAATTTTATTCATAATATTAATAAAACTGATCAATATACGGATGTAAATATTAAAATGAAAACACTTATTGAAAAATATAATAATAATAATATTTATGTATTAAATAATGGTATTAGTTCATTACCTGGTTTATTAACTTATACAACAAATACAATATATTATTTATCACAAGATATGAATTTATCACATCATATTGAATCAATATATAATGGAAATAAATTAATTATTAATGTTAATTACGAGGGTGATTTGTATGAGACATATATACTTACTAATAATAATGAAACTAATAATCATATTATTAATGTTTGTGCCAATAATGATAATAAAATATTATTTAAACAAATTAATTTTAATAATTCAAGTGATTTTGATAAAATTAAGCATAATAAATCATCAGTTTTTGTGATGCATAATTATATTGATACTAATGAAGATTATATAAATGTTATTAAAAATATTCACAGTAATATGAATGATGATGACAAATTAATATTTAATACTTATTATAAGAATATTTCAAAAGAAACATTAGATAAATTTATTAATTTATATTTTCATATTGATCCAATTGATCCAAATGATACTATCTCACAGAAATTATTATATGATACCAAAAGAAAAACCACATATACTATTCATCATATATATGTGTGTTCTAAAAAAATAAATACAAATTATGAAGATATAATGACTTCAATAAATATATTAAATTCTATAAATAACAATTCTATTATTGATGTTGAATATAAAGATCAACATACCTTAAAAATGTATGAACATTTGCATTATCCTGAATTATATAATTCTCTTGAAATTACTAGTACAAATAATTGTTATCCTGTTGAATGTGCTAATAAATGTATTGAATTTGTTAAATTATATTCAAAATCAAAATTAAATTTATCAGCATTAGATTTAGGTGGTGGTATTGGTAGAACAGCATTAGAATTAATTAAATCTCCGCTATTTGATAAAGTGGTTGGTTCTGATTATTCTGATGTTTTTGTTACTAAATCAATCTCAATATTAGATGAATTAAAAACAAATAATTTCTTATCAATACCAAATGATAAATTAGATAATATATCCTTTTTAAAAATAGATGCGTGCAATTTACCAACAGATATAAAATATGATTTAATTTTTGGCGGTAATTTAATTGATAGATTACCAAATCCCACACAATTTTTAACAACTGTTTCATCTATTTTAAATGAAAATGGTATTTTAATATTAACATCTCCATATACATGGTTACCTGAATATACACCAAAAAATAAATGGATTGGTGGGTTTTTTAAAGATGGCGAAGAATATACAACATATGATGGATTGAAAAATATTTTAAATAATTATTTTGATGAAATAATTATCTCCGATAATAAAATTTATTTTTCAATAAAAGAATCTGATAATAGTTATCAATCATCATGTGCAGAAATAACATATTGGATTAAACAAAAAAAATAATTTTTTTACACATTTGAATAATTTTTTTACACATTTAATAAAAATTATTTATTTATCTTTTTTAATTTTGGTGCATATATTGCTCTAATTTTTTCTATTTTTTCTTTGGCATATTCATCTTTTAAAAATTCAACATCTGCTCTTAATTTATCATAATTGACTGGTATAGATTTTGAATAATTTCCAATTAAATTAACTCTTTTTAATACTGATAATGTTCCTCTAGAACGTGCCGCTTTTTTTAGAGCTCGTCTTCTTGCTAATGGTGATTTTGATAATCTATAACCATATTTTGACAAAGAATCTGATTTTGATTTCGATATAGGTGGTAGAATATTTTTGGATCTGTTTGTTTCGAATCTATTGGTTTTTGATCGGCTATTTTTGGATCGATTTGTTTTGGATCGGCTATTTTTGGATCGATTGGTTTTGGATCGATTGGTTTTGGATCGATTGGTTTTGGATCCGCCATTTTGTAATAATAAATCCTCATTATCGTATTTATTACGTATTATTTTAAGAGAACCATTATTTAAATCATTTAATGCAGTTTGAAATGATTCTTTAAGATATTGATCAATTTCTAATTTAACATTTTGTAATAATTTTTTTTCATCAAAAAATTCATATTCTGATTCATTTTCGGACATTTATATAGTCTTATATATTATAATTTATATAAAATTAAACTTAAATTATAAATTATAAAGTATAAATTATAAAGTATAAATTATGTATAAGTAAAATTAATTCTCTCTACATTTGGACCAAATATATTTCGTATAAAATCATAAAATTTTATTGGTATTGTTACTTGTTCTAATAAATTATTATTAGCAAATGCATTATTACCAATAATTATAACAGAATCAGGTATAAATAATTTATTCAACTGATTATTACTAAATGCATTTTGACTAATATATTTAACAGATTCTGGTATTGTTATTTGAACTAAATCATTTGCTGCAAAAGCATACATACCAATTGTTCTAATAGATTCTGGTATTGTTATTGATCTTAAATTATTATAATAAAAGGCATAATTATCAATATGTGTAAGATTAGCACCAAATCTAATTAAATTTTGTTGATCTTCTTCTTTGTTAAGATCTTCTATATCATTTGGTATTGTTCTTAATAATATTTGATTCAAAGTATATGTAGTCCATATTTTTTCTTCAATTTCATATAGAGTTTTATTTTGATATCGAATTTCAGAATATTTCTCAAATAATTCTTGTATACTTGATAATATCAAAGGATCAATAGAATTAATTGAATCAATAGGATCAGAACCACCATATATTTTATTTTTTAGATTTAGATACTTTGCTCGATATTTTAAATATTTTTGTTTATACATTTATAATTTTATTAAAGAGAAAAATTATAAATGCCTATGTATTAATCGGTATAAGTAAAAATATTATCTTCTATATGATAGCCAAACATTCTTCTTCTAATATGTTCAAATCTTCTTGGTAGAGTAATCTCTCTTAATCGATTATTCTCAAAAGCATCTTGACCAATATCTCTAACTGTATCTGGTATAAATAATCGATCCAATTGATTAGATAAAAAAGCATAATGACTAATGATTCTAATAGTTGATGGTATTCTTATATCAGTTAATTGATTATTTTGAAAAGCGCGGTTACCAATACGATCTATATTAGCTCCAAATCTAATTAAATTTTCTTGATCTTCTACTTTATCCGGATCTTCTATATTATTTGGTATTGTTCTTAATAATATTTCATTTAAAGTATTAACATCATATGTTGCTGGAGCTACTGGAGCAACTAATATTTGACCTTGATAGCGGATATTGCAATATTTATCAAATAATTCTTTTATATAACATTTATTATAATATTCATTACATTGATTTCTTCTAGCAACATCTGTTATTCTTCTACATGCGATATTTTGTCTAATATTAATATTAATATTAATATTTTGATTCACTACAATATTATTTGTTAAATCAGAGAAATTAATTTTATTTGCAACTGATTCATTAGTTTCTGCTGTTTTTATTACATTTTTACATGTTGTTTTATTTAATATTTGTGTTATAATCTGAGAAGGCATATCTTCTAAACCGCCACCAAAATAGAGTTCATTTTTTAGATTTAGATACTTTGCTCGGTATTTTAAATATTTTTGTTCATACATTCATAATTTTATTAGAGAGAATAATTATAATTAAAAAAGTAATAATTAATTAAAATTATCTATTGTGATTTATCTATTGTGATTTATCTATTGTGATTTATCTATTGTGATTTATGTATAAGTAAAACGAATATTTCTGTAATTTGGACCAAATATTCTTAATAGTTGTTGTCCAAATCTTCTTGGTAGAGTAACATCTATTAATTGACGATTCCAAACAAATGCATTCTCGCCAATTGTTTCAACAGAATTTGGTATTATTAATTGAACAAATTGATTCTCAGAAAATGCATAATTACCAATAGTTCTAACAGAATCTGATATAGTTACTTTAGTTAATAGATTATGAGTAAATGCAGACCTACCAATATTTATAACTGAATTTGGTATTGTTACTTCAGTTAATTGATTATTAGTAAATGCATGGTTACCAATATTTATAACTGAAATTGGTATTATTAATTGAACTAATTGATTATTACAAAATGCATGATCACTAATATTTATAATAGCATTTGATATAGTTACTTCTCTTAATTGATTACTATAAAATGCATGAGCACCAATATTTATAACTGAATCTGGTATTATTACTTCAGTTAATTGATTATTACAAAAGGCAAAACTACCAATATCTAAAACTGAATCTGGTATAATTAATTGATTCAATTGATTATTATAAAATGCATAATTACCAATTGTTCTAATAGTTGATGGTATTATTACTTGATTTAATAGATTATTTTGAAAAGCTCTATCATCTATATTATTAATATTAGCACCAAATCTAATTAAATTTTGTTGATCGATTTCTTTATCTGGATCTGGTGTATTATTTGGTATTGTTCTTAATAATATTTGATTTAAAGTATTAACATCATATGTTGCTGGAGGTACCGGAGCATGCAATACTTGATTTTGGTAGCGAATATTGGAATATTTAACAAATAATTCGAATATATAACATTTATTATTATATTCATTGCATTCATTTCTTCTAGCAACATCATCTATTTGATTACATATACCAGAAGTTCTTCTATTAATATTAGGAATATTAGTTCTTATACTATTTGTTAGGTTAGGAAAGTCAATTGCATTAGCAAAGGCCTTAGAAGTTTTTGCCGTATTCATAGTTTGACGACATGTCATACTATTATTTGAAACCATTTTTGGTAGAAGGTCGTCAGGAACATCCACTAATCTGGTACCACCGGATAGTTCATTTTTTAGATTTAGATACTTTGCTTGGTATTTTAAATATTTTTGTTCATACATTTATAATTTTATTAGAGAGAAAAATCAATTTTAATTGAAAAAGTAATAATTAATTAAAATTATTCGGTATAAGTAAAATGAATATTTGCTTCATTTGGACCAAATATATATAATAATAGATGTTCAAATCTTCTTGGTAGAGTAACTTCTCTTAATTGATTAGACTCAAAAGCACGGGCACCAATATCTATAACAGAATCTGGAATTATTACTCGAACCAATCGATTATATCTAAATGCATCTACTCCAATAGTTCTAACTGATTTTCCAATTATTAATCGAACTAATTCATTATTTGTGAAAACAGAAGCACCGATAGTTATTACAGAATCTGGTATTATTAG